TACAAAGGCTTGGCAGATAACAGAAAGCCTTATGCTTTAGCGATCATTGTAATGCTTTTAAAGTATGTAAATCAAAAGAAAGGCGAGTGCTTTCCTAGATACGCAAAGATCAGAAAGGATTTAGGATGCAGTAAAAAAACCCTAACCAATTATATGCACTTGCTTTCCACTGCTGGACTGATTAAAATTAGGCGGCTATCTTCTACTAATTTATACACAATTAACCCTATTCTACTGGTTAATGAAGTGAACCTAGTACAGGGGGTGGGGAATATGGTACACATCAGTGGGGTACCTAATGCACATATTAATAAAACATATTTAAATAAACATATTGTATTAACTAAGAATAATAAAATGAATAAAGTAGATAAGATAATTAATAGTAAAGATATAGATAAACAGACTAAGATAATAGAACTAGCTAGTGTACCACTGCCAGAATTAAAACAATGTATAGATAAACATCCTTACTATGTACAAAAGGCTATTGAGTACCAAGAGCAAGTGGCTCGTGATGCAAGAGCTGTGCCAAAAATTGTAATGCAAAAGAAGTTATCTGCTGCGTTGCAAACCAATGCCAAGAACAGATCAGCAGCTTATAAAGCCAAAGTAGAGTACAATAAAAGAAATGGTATCAAGCCATGGGAAATGAAGAAGAATAAGTTTTAATGTTATGGCAGGTTTTAAATCTAAAAAGATATTTTGTTCTGGTATGTCAAAGCTATCTGGAAAACCATGTCAGGCAAAAGGATTTCCAACCAATAGTTTTAACAAGCATGGATTTCAGATTTATAAATGTAGATTTCATGGTGGACAAAATACAAACTTCTATGGATTTAGAGATAGAGCAAATAGAGGAGGATATAATAAGCCAGGTTATACAGATGAGAAGAAGATTAAAAGCCTTGCAAGTTTAAAACAATTTAGAGATAAGCCTATTGAATATGTCAGACAATATTATCAAAGCCAAGTCAAGCCAAGAGTTGATAACCTTGGAAGATACAGTTCTAAATACAGTATTAGAGCAGCTATCCGAAGGAAAAACTCTAGCAAGTATAAAGAAGGAAGGAACATTACCGATCAGCTTAAAGAAGTTTTACGAGTACTTGAATCAAGATCAAAACAAGGAACTGAAAGCAAAATTTGAGAGCTGCAGAAAAATTGGTATAATGAATATCGTTGATCACCTCCTAGATATTTACCAAGCCGATATAACTAGCGAAACTTTAGATCCTAATTTAATTTCTTGGGTGAGGGAAAAAACTAAATTCATTACCTGGATCGCAAGTAAATCAACTGATCTTTATTCAGATAAAAAAGATTTAACTTTAAATAAAAACACCACTAATAACATAGTCGTTTCGTGGCTAGATTCACCTACCCTTGAGGCTCAATATAATAAATACGAAGAGATAAACCAAGCCAAGCCAGATATAATAGATCAGTAATTATTTATATTCTATTTGATCCTGAGTACTGAAGTTATAATCAATTAAGCTAGTAAGAACATCCTGTTTTACTTCTAAGTTATCATTAAATATTTTTTCTATATCGTAATTATTATCCTCAATATATTTAGTGATTAACTTATCTATTAACTTAGTTATTGTTATGTCTTCATGTCTTGAGCAGCTAATTAATTTCTTCCATACAGGAAGTTTAATGCTGATCATTTTTCTATTGGTCACAACATCCAAGCCATTTAGTATTATTGTTTTTTTATTTTCCATATTTGTAGTTATCTAAACTTCCAAGCCATAACAAAATACAAAGCCAAGATAATAAATATAACTTCGTAAATGTTATAGCCTAGAATTAAATCAATCATTAGTTAATCATTATATACATGATTGAAATTATACCAATCATATTGATAGCTCCTAAAAACAAAGCCAGAATATAGTAAAATGTTGTCATTATGCATGCTCCATTTCGTAGTTATCCTCTATTATTTTGTGAGTTAATAAACTTCTGTTGTCTAATTCACACTCAATTAAACGTTGATATATAACTTCTTTTATGTCTTTTATTTGATAAGAATTATAAAGATCGTATTGATTAAGAAGTCGTTCATCGTTCAATCTTTTTATATGTTCTTGTAACTGTTGTATTGATGTCATTATGCAACCCTTTCAAATGATTTAAAATTGATAGTTTTATCATTACCAATTAAAAACTTTTTAGTTTTTTCAAGTACTATATTTTTAGAACTATTATCAATTACAATGTTTTTATCTTCTAAAAACTTTGGATTGTTAATTAATAAATAGTCGTGTTCTTTTTTATTTAATGTTAGTTTTTTCATATTATGCAACCTCCTTCATTCGTTGTTTAAACTCTTTAAATGTTTCATTCATCTTCCATTTAAAGTTTTTTAAATAGTATTCTTGATATTCTTTGTATTGTTTTTTAGTCATTATGCAGCCTCCTTGCTTAATAGTTGATCTTTGTATTTGTTTTCTAAATTGCTATCTAAATAAAAATAACTATAAAAATTAACATCAAAATAATCAGTCATCATTTCACTGTTATTATAGTTATATTGATCTAAGATTTCTTTAACTTTTTTTCTCAAATCTTTTTCAATAGAAATTACTTTTCCACCCCAACCTAATTCTTGAGATTGATCGTAAATTTCTAATCTATTTAAAGGAGAATCTTTTAAATAAATAGATATTGTATTGCGATCACTAGTTACAGAAAACTTACAGTCATTAAATTGCTTAAGATCTTTTCTTATAAGTTTAGCAATCTCAACAACAGACAAGCTCTTAACTTCTTGGTATTTGTTTCCTACTTTACCTTGTTGCATATTATAACCCTTTCAGTTGTTATATTTATATTAAATACTATCATAACCAATATGTCAATATAGTATTTGATCTTATATTTTAAGATCCCATTAACCTATAAAAATATAGGTTAATAGGTTATTAAAATTAATAGTTTTCTTTACACCAATTAACCAATTTATTAACAAGTTGATCCATAGTGTAACAACCTTCTTTAATTAATTTTTTAGCTTCCATTACAAAGTCTTTATTTTCCATTAATTGATTTTCTGTAATAAAAGTTTTTCCAGCTACTGAGCTTATTAGTATTTCACCTTTTGTCATTTGTTTACCTTTGTTGTTTTGTTATAATAACCATATAGGCTATATTATAATTAATGTAAATAGATAAAATACATAAAAATATTAAGCTATTGAATTTATTATGTTTTATTTTTAGAGTGTTATTTTATGCTATTAATTTAATTAGAGCTGCTTAAAAGAAAAATAAGATAAATAGAAAAGATTAATAATAGAAAAGAAATTATATAAACATTGGACCAACGAATTGAACTAAAACTTATAACTAATTATTAGATGTAATTATTATAACTAATTATCAACAGAATAATCAGAAGTTGAATAAACATAAACATTAAAGCAACCAATTAAAAACAATAGATGAAACAAAACTATTGATTGTGTGAGTAAGTATTAAAATAATATATGCGATAAAGTTCCTATTTATTAATACATCGCATCGGTTTGCATTGTGTGTATTTGTGACGGATATGCAACACTGTGATATTAATACAACACTATATCGCATTGGTTGTGATTTAATTTACAGTGATAAGTTATTAGTTATAGGAATAAACTATTTATAATTGCATCCGACCAATTACATTTAAAAAAAAGCAATAAACTTTTTAAAGGTTTTGCTAAAATTCCTTATTAAAGGAGGGGGTACACCAAAAAAAGCCGCCAGACTTTCTATATTGATATATATGGGACTTATTAGGATACCCTTAGCCATAGTCAGTTTACCTACAGCCACACAACAAACAAAATCGCTAACTCATAATGGGTATATCCCAGAAACAACCCACCCCCTTTTCCTTTGCCTGACGAACCTTAATATAATATTAAAATACTACTAATAGTATATGAACAGATCAATGTACCAAGATGATGACGATAACGACTTTTATACAGCCAACGTAAAAGCAGTTGTTTATATTGAGAAAGATAATTCAATAACAGTTAAGTTCACAGGATTACAAAACAAAGAACACTCAGCAATATTTAGTTCATGGTTAATGATGTTATTAAACATTGAGAATGCAATCATAACTAATGAACAATCTAAAGCGATTCACTAATGACAACAATTACAGAAACAGTAATTAACAGCGGTACAATACAATACAAGATTCCATACTACCCCAGAGAAAAACAAATTGAACTTCATTTTAATATGAAGAAATATCGCTGGTCAGTATTAGTCTGCCATAGAAGGTTTGGCAAAACAGTATGTATGATTAATCATCTACTAATGTCAGCACTACGTTCTACTAACAAAGCACCTAGGTATGCCTATATAGCACCAACCTTTAAACAGGCTAAGTCTATTGCTTGGGATTATATGAAACAATACACATCATTAATACCAGGTGTTAAGTTTAATGAAACAGAACTACGTTGTGATTTACCCAATGGATCTAGAATAACATTGTTAGGTTCAGAAAACTCAGATGGATTACGAGGTATCTATTTAGATGGTTGCGTTATTGATGAGTATGCAAACGTACAAGGTAAGTTGTTTACAGAAATTATAAGACCAGCATTGTCAGATAGAAAAGGATGGTGCGTATTTATTGGTACACCACAAGGAACGAATAATAACTTCTATGAATTATTTCAACATGCTCAAGGTGATAAGCAATGGTTTCATTATAAAGCTAAAGCATCTGAAACTAAAATAGTAGATCAAGGCGAATTAGAAGCTGCTAAGAAAGTCATGGGTGAAAAAAAATACCAACAAGAATTTGAATGCGATTGGATTGCAAATATAGAAGGTGCTGTTTATGGAGATGTTATAACTAAGATAGAAG